AGGACATCATTGGCAACGTCTTCTCAGGAATCAGCAACGCAATCACTGCACCCTTTGAGGCTGCCTTCAACGGCATCAAAACTCTCTGGAACAACACCCTCGGCGGCTTCTCCGTCACCGTTCCTGATTGGGTGAAATACACCGGCGTCGGCGCACTCATCGCCGGCAAGACTTTCTCGATTCCAGAGTTCGCCACTGGCGGCGTCTTCAACACTGGAGCCGGTGGCGGCTCTGGTCTCGCTGTGCTGCATGACAACGAGATGATCCTGAACCCTCAGCAGCAGAAGGCACTGTTCAGCGGCAACGGTCTCGGCGGCGGCGGCTCGGTCTACAACATCAACGTGAACGTCTCCGCCACTGCCGACAAGGCAGCGGTCGGGCAGACCATCGTCGAAGCGATTGCTGCCTATGAGCGTCGCGCTGGCGACGGTTGGCGCGCAGCATGAGCGTCACGCTCGCCGACGGCGTAGTCCTCACCGTCGAGATCGGCTTCTCGACCACTGCTGGATCGGGCACGGTTCCGCTGAACTCGACGCTGTCCTCAATCACCTGGACCGACGTCAGCTCCGACGTGCGCTCGTGTTCAATCAAACGCGGCCGCTCATCAGAACTTGACTCTTTCAACACTGGCAGCTGCCAGATCACCTTCGCTAACGCTGACCGCAAGTACGACCCCGAAAACGCAGCAGGGACGTACTACGGCAAGCTCACCCCAGGGCGGCCGATTCGCATCCGAGCGACGCCACCTAGCGGCTCTGCCACTGGCATCTTCTTCGGCTTCGTCGATCAATGGAATCAGCAATACACAAACCCAACCGACGCCACCACAGTCGTCACCGCCTCGGACGCCTTCAAAGTGATGAACCTCATCACGCTGCCGTCCTACTGGGAATACCAAGTTCGCAGCCGAGGAATTGCTGCTTACTGGTTGCGCTTGGATGAAGCCACAGGGGCATCTTCGGTTTTTGATTCTTTGCAATTAATCAAAGCCGGCGACTACAAAACACCGGCGGGATCTGCGACTACTGCGGTCTCAGGTTCAAGCCTTGTCGCTAATGACTCAAACAACTCGGCGGTCTTCGACGGCACGCGCACCGTCGCGATTCCATCACCATCAATTCTTGCAGGCTCGATTGTTAACTTCTGGATTCAAACCGACACAACCACAACTGGTTCCTATGGCATCTACACATTCTTCGCCGGTTCTGGAGGATTCCCAAGTTGCATCGGCATGGATGTCGCAGGCGGCAGCGGCACGATAAGAGTCTCATACACTCAAACGCAGATAGGTTCTTTCCCCGGCATTACAAGCACCGTGCTCTCGTCAGTGGTCGTAAATGATGGCAAGCCACATCACATCATGTTCGGCAGTGACATCGTTCCGGGCGGCGGCATTGACCTTTACGTCGACGGCGTACGCGCAACAACAGCCGGCACAAGTGCAGACTGGACAGATTCAGTAACGCGTGAGCAATTCGGGATCGCTCGAACTTTCGCTGTCAACACCACCCTCACATCAGGCATTGACTTCACCTCCAACTTCGTCGGGACGATTGACGACATCGTCGGCTATTCAATCTCTCTAAGTAGCCCAATCGTTGCAGGGGATGTCTCAACCAACTACGCCATCGGAAATGGCACCTACCTCACCGGCAACACCGCCAGCGCACGAATCACATCGCTGCTCACAATGGCTGGCTGGATGAGTGACGGCACCAACCTCACCACCGCAACCTCAACGGTGCAAGGAATTAACACGCAGGACAAGACTTTGCTGGCAGCGTTGAAAGAATGCGAAGCCGCTGACCAGGGGCGTCTCTTTATTGACGGCTCAGGCAAGGTCGCTTTCATCTCGCACGACACCCTCGCCAAGACGACCACCTACAACACCTCGCAGCGCACCTTCGGCGACTCAGGCAGTGAACTGCCATTTACCGACATTGAGTTCGTCTACAACGACCAGCTTGTCAAGAACCGCGCGATCGCCGAAAGAAACAATGGCGCAACGGTCACCGTCAACGACACCACCTCGCAGGGCCAATACTTCATTCGCACCGACTCGCAATCTGGCCTGATTAACGACACAGATCAGGCGATGACAGACATCGCCAACGTGCGACTGGCCACCTACAAACAGCCGGCCATGCGCGTCGAGTCCCTCGGCGTTAGCCCTCGAGCCAACACAACGATCTACACCGGGCTCATCGGTGACGAGATCGGCACACGCATCACCGTCAAGCGACGACCGCAAAGCGTCGGCTCGGTTATCAGCAAAGAGCTGCTCATCGAAGGCGTCTCACACGACATCGGACCACGAACTTGGTCGTCGACCTACAACTTGTCGCCGGCACCGCTGGCGTTCTTCATCCTCAACGACAACGCCTTCGGCGTGCTCGATACCAACCTGCTCGGCTACTAGGAGATCCTCATGGGTTCCGGCTACAAGAACTTCACAGCTGCATCGGTCCTTACTGCTGCCGATCTCAACAACTACTGCCAGTCGCAGTCGGTCATGTATTTTGCAAGCACCGCTGCGCGTGATGCTGCGATCACTTCACCCGTTGCAGGCATGGTTGCATTCATTGATTCTGGGGATGCGAACGAGGGCCTCTACGTCTACCACGGCGCAACCGGCGGCTGGCGTAAGGGTCCAGGCTGGAACGCTCCATGGGGTGTGCAGTTGTACGCCCAAGACACTGTGAACACTCGCGACTTCACCGGAACTCCGGCAACAATCACAAACATCACCGGCTCTGTCTCTGTAGTCAACAACAGGAGATACCGCTGTACGTTTCAGTGTCGCTACCTGAACACCTCTACAGGTGCCGCCAATACGTTCACGATGAGAGCTGGTGGCACTGGATTTTGGTCTGGAATCGAAAACAACTACTCAAACATCAACGACCAAATCTACAACGCAGTTTCAATTTATTCAGCAACGTCTAGCTCAACTCTGACCTTTGACGTGCAAGCCTCGGCAGGCACAGGAACGCTGAAAATCTACGGAGCAAACGCCGCCACACAATTCACAGTCGAAGACATTGGCCCATACGGCGCACCGGCGTAATGGGCTACTACCTGCTCGACAATCCACCGGCGTCGCCGCAGTTCTATCCTTCAAGGAACACAACGCCGACCTATGCGATCGGCGTGCACACAAGCGAAGGCACGACCGGACCAGGCAGCGCGCGCAACTTGGCCCGTTTCATCTCACAGCGATCAGACCCCGGCAGCTATCACGCCATCGTCGACAGCGAAGAAACTGTCGTGCTGGTGCCACCGGACTACACCACCTTCTCGGTGGCCGCTTCTGGCTACAACTCGCGCACCTGGCACATTTGTCTCGCCGGTCGCAGTGCTGATCTCAGCCCCGACGATGCCAACACGCAAGCAATGATCGCTCGAGCAGGCGAAGCCATTCGTGCGCTGTGGACGTTCCTCGGGATTGATCTCGCAGCGAACGCTCAATGGATCGGCACCGACGCACTCAACCGTCCTGGTCTGTTCTGCCACGGCGATGTCCAACCTTGGGATCGCTCCGACGCATGGTCACGCCATCCCAATCGTGCAGCCCTCGATCAGCTTCTTGTCGAAGCGATCGTCGGCCAACCAACTCCAAGTCCTGAGGAGGACGACGTGAAAGACGCTCTCATTCGTGACCCCCGTGACGGTGCTGTCTACCGCATCACGCAGCCAGGCAACCTTGCCGTGCACCTTGACGCTGCGGCCTATGCCTCAGCAGTGCAGGCTGGCATCCCGATGATCGGCGACGTTGCTCCTGGCGTGCTCGGCAACTTCGGTCTCGTGCCTTCAATCAACGACTCCAAGAAGTAACTCGCCATGCTCGCCCAAGCCTCGACGGCCATCAGCGACGGTCCCGGCTTCGGCGCTGCCGAGTGGGTCGCAATCCTCACCGGCATCACGCTTGTGCTCGGTGCCATCACCACACTCGTCGTGCAGATCGTGAAGCTGCGCACCGAGAACCGTGACCAGCACGACCACAATCTGCGCTCAAACAACGAACGCTTCGACGAACTGATCGGCGACGTGAAGCAGATCGGCGGCGATGTTCGTGCCGTCGACGCCAAGGTCGACGTTCGCTTCGACGCTGTCACCGACGAGCTGCACCGCCATGAGGCTGTGCACCATCGCGGCAAGCGTCGCTGGTAGTTCTTTCCCTCAACAGACGGGCGACTGCATGTCTGATTCAACGCGCACGCACCTAGTCATTCCTGACACGCAAGCCAAGCCAGGAGTCCCGACTGCCCACCTCGAGTGGATCGGTGCCTACATCATCGAGCGCAAGCCCGACGTAGTGGTGCACCTTGGCGACCATGCCGACATGCCAAGCCTCAGCAGTTACGACATCGGCAAGCGATCTTTCGAGGGTCGCCGCTACAACGATGACATCGAAGCAGCCAACGAAGCCTTCGACATTCTGTGCGCACCGCTCGAGCGCTTCAACGATCACCAGCGCAAGGTGAAGGACAAGCTCTACAAGCCCGAGCTGCATCTGACGCTCGGCAATCATGAGGACCGAATCAACCGGGCGACGAACGATGACCCCAAGCTGCACGGCCTCATCTCCACCGACGATCTCAACTACGAAGCGCACGGCTGGCAGGTGCATCGCTACCTCGAGCCAGTGTTCATCGATGGTGTCGGCTACTGCCATGTTTATGTTCAGCCGATGAGTGGCCGCCCATTGGGCGGCGCAGCGGCAGGTCGACTGAAGCAGATCGGCCACACCTTCACGATGGGCCACCAGCAGACACTCGACTACGCCATTCGGTTCGTCGCTGGTCGAAGCCATCACGGTCTCATCGCCGGCGCTTGCTATCTGCATGACGAGGATTACAAAGGCCCGCAGGGCAACGCTCACTGGCGTGGTCTCATCGTCAAGCACCAGGTCGAAGACGGCAGCTACGACCCCATGTTCGTCAGCCTCGACTATCTGTGCCGCCGCTACGAAGGCGTCAGCCTCGCCAAGTTCACCGCTCACATCTACTGACCACCGCCTGCAGGGAGGCAATCGTGGACACTCAACCGGGCCCACTCTGGGACTCAGTCACCGCCGAAGCCGATCGCCTGGTGCACGGCAATCGTGGTGCTCTCTACAACCATCCCAGCATCGACTACGGCCGCACCGCCGAGATCTTTGAAGCGATCACTGGCGTCACCCTCAGCGTGCCTGAGGCAGTCGCCTTCATGCTGAGCGTCAAGCTCTCACGCATCGGCAACGCACTCGATCAGCAGTTCACCGCCGACATGGTGCGCGACTCGATCGTCGACCTCGCCGGCTACGCAGACTGTCTCTACGCCGTCTGGTCAGACGCCAGCGACGAGGCAATGGACGAGTCGCTGGTGGCTTTCCTCGACGAACTCGAAGATGAGTGAGCAGGTCTGGTCGTGGCTGATACTCGC